GCTATGGATAATTTATGGAATTTTTTTACTGCACCAAGGTGTAAATGTAAGAAGATAAAAAAAGGAGAAAAACATGATAGATAAATTAAAAACTAAAGCTATGCATTATTGGTCAGACCACAAGATCGAATGTCTTGTAGTTGCTATTCTTGTTGTAGCTTATATTGTTAAGTAATGAATTTAGTAGATTTGTTAAAAAAGAATATTGTAATGGTTCCGGTTGTGGCTTCAGTCCTAGTCGGAACTTTTACGGGTGTTCGTTATATTGTAAATCTTACAGATACTATTAACAATAATGAGCAAAGATTAACTAATCTTGAAAGAGATGTAGGACAACTATCAAAAAATATTACTGATATTAATACAAGACTATCCTCTGCAGAAGCTACATGGCAAATGGCAGAAAATTTATATAGAACTTTAGCCGATCAAGTTAGAGAACATACTTACGATATAAAAGATTTAAACAGAGAAATTAACTATTAAGGATTTATGCAACATGGAGATCGCCAGGATGAATTATTATTTTACAGGTCTATTAGTTATTTTATTTGTGTTGTTATGTTTTATGAAGCCTGCGCATAGTAGAAATGAGTATCTTAATAATGGTACTAATACTTGTAGCACTGGTGATCTTAGCTTATCGGTCGAACAAAGAGATTCAGAAAACAGTTATAGGCATTTTAATCCCGATAATAATTATACTAGTCCTTCTGATGATAGATCCTTACGTTTAACTTGGAGACACTATTTAGGCTCAGCCTGTACTGATGAATTTAAAGCTGTTCAACAAGAAAATATGGAGTTAAAACAACAGTTGGAATTAATGAAAATGTGTGGAAAAGTAAATAGAAATCCTACATTAAAATACAATCCTAACTTCCATTTGCTTGTATCAAAATGCTCTGGTATAATTATTAATGATGAAAAACAAGAAGCACCAGATGGTAGTGCTTGGGATGATCTGAGAGACGATTATCAAAACTTACCTGAAAATAAAAATAAAAAATTTATGGGTACAAAAAACATAATGTTACCACCAGAAGATTTTAAACTACCAGAACCTACAAATGACTAAACCTTTAAACATATCCGAATCTGCTGCAGTACAAATGCCAATGAAGACCGTAGCATCACTAATAATTCTAGTTGGAATGGGCGTGTTTGCATACACAGAGTTGACTTCAAGATTGGTATCACTGGAGACATCACGTGAGTTGTTTGAAAATGATTTACTTAAAAAAAGTGAACAGGTACCTACAGATCAAGAGCAACATTTTTTAATTGAGGATCTTTACAAAACTGTAGAAAAAATGGAAGAAACTCAAGAAATGAATATGACTAATAAAGTTAATATAGAATTTTTAAGAGAGCAATTAGATAAAGCATTGGAAGATATTGAAGCATTAAAAGATAAAGTAAGAGAAAACGGAAAGGCTTACTAATGACAGAGTTAGTGGTAGCTTTACTTATGATTGTACACGGAGAGATTAAGGAGGCCCGTATCCAGACATCAATGTCTGAATGTCTTAAGGGGGCACGTACAGCTAGACGTGATTCTAAATCGCACGTAAAGTATCAATGCCTAAAGCAAATGGCTGAGCTTGAAAAAAATATAGATGGATCTTTTTCAATTAAAAAATTAATTTTAGAATAGGAGTAAACATGAATTTAAGTCGTAACTTCACTCTTTTGGAGCTTATCAAATCAGATACAGCTGTTAGAAAGGGTATTAATAATAATCCTAACGCAGGCCAAATAGAAAAATTAAAAGATCTTTGTGAAAACATACTACAACCAGTACGTGACCACTTCGGCAGAGTAAAGGTGACTAGTGGATTTCGTAGTGAAGATTTATGCCTAGCTATCGGCAGCTCTAGAAATTCACAACATGCAAAAGCTGAAGCTTGTGATTTCGAATGTGTAGGAGTTGATAATGCTGAAGTAGCTGATTGGGTAAAAAAAAATCTTGAAACAGATCAGTTGATCCTCGAGTACTACACGCCTGGCGAACCTAACTCGGGGTGGATCCATGCAAGTTGGATTCCTGAAAACAGAAGAGCACAATACTTATTAGCCTATAGACAAGAAGGAAAAACTAAGTATAAACCAATATTAGGTAAAGCAAAGGATATATTATAATGGCAATAACTAGAGGACAAATTCCTGCACAAATTGATGGTAAATTAAGAGGTGCAAGAGATGAAAAAGAAAAAAAGAAAAGAGTTAAGTTATCTATTAAAAAGAAGAAAAACCCATTAGCCAAGACATTTACTGTATAGTCAATAAATGATATACTTCTTGCATGACTAAATTATGTGCAAGAGGCAAAGCTGCAGCCAAGAGAAAATTCAAAGTATACCCAAGTGCATATGCAAATGCTTATGCATCTAAAATTTGTGCAGGTAAAGCAAAAGACCCATCTGGTTTAAAAAGAAAAGATTGGGGACCAAAGAAAGCATCAAAAGGAACTTTTGTTAAAACTTTACAACCTTATAATGGTAGTTACATCAAAGGTAATTTAGCAGGGCATGAAGTTTCAAATGAAAATTTAAGTAACTATTATAAGGATATGATATAATGGGTGCAAAAACTATTGAAGAATTAAAAAAAGAAACACAAAAAATTATAGATAACTTTCCAAAAGAAAAGAAATACAACTATAAGAAACCAAAGAAAAAGCCATATAAAATTGTAGAACCAGACAGAGCAATGTCTATTGATACTACAACAAGTCAGTACGGGGATTCAGCTAAAGGAAGAAAACCCATTTTTACAGAACTTAATTGTGGAGGCATGGCTCGTGGAACGGGAGCAGCAATTAAAGGAACTAAATTTAAAGGAGTATTTTAATGAGTAGCAAAAAAAGAAAATTTAAAACTAAATCTATTACAGTCCCACCATCAAAAGGTTTTAAAAAAGAAGTTATAGACGATTCTTATAGCACATACCCTAAGTATGATAAAAAAAGAAAATCTAGAATAGTAATGGACTCTGAAGTAAAAGAAATTAATGAAAGAATTAAAAAGAAAAAAGAATCAGGTAAAAAAGATATTTTTGATTACATAGGCGATATTCTAAGTACACCTTATAAGATTAGAGGTGGTACAAAAAAAGGTGGTATGATGAAAGCTAGTGAAGGTGGAGAAGCTAGAGGTACAGGAGCAGCTATTAAAGGCAAAGGTTTCAAAGGCATATTTTAATGAGTCTTAAAAAATGGTTCAATGAAAAATGGGTTGATATAGGATCACCTAAAAAAGGAGGAGGGTATAAAGAATGTGGAAGAAAATCTGCAAGTGAATCCAAAAGAAAATACCCCAAATGTGTACCTGCTGCTAAAGCAGCTAGTATGACTAGTTCCCAAAAATCTAGTGCAGTAAAAAGAAAACGACAAGCTGGTAATCCAGGAGGAAAGCCAAATAATGTCAGTACCTTTACCAAGAAGTATTATGGTGGTATGATAGATGTATAAAATTCAAGGAGAAATATTATGATGGGTTTACTTCCACAACTAATGAAAAAAGCAAAAAAAAAGGGTGCAAAAGGAGCAGAACTTCTTTCACCTGCAGCAATGACAGCAAGATTTTTTAATAAAGGAGGAGATACAATGTTAACAGGTGGACAAAAAAAATTAGACAAAAACAAAGATGGTAAAATATCTGGTGAAGATTTTAAAATGATGAAAAAGGTTTCAGGAGGCGCAGCTATCAAGGGCAAAGGTGCTGTAGTTGGTGGGGATGGATTACAAGATGAAGAATTAATTCCTGGAAAATCTATGGATTATTATAAAGATATAATGTAATGAATTATGGCTACATCAGGAACTACATCATTCGATCTTCAGATCGATGACATTATTGAAGAAGCATACGAACGATGTGGTATGCGGACTAATAGTGGTAATGACTTACGTAGCGCAAGAAGAAGTTTAAATCTTTTATTTTCAGAATGGGGTAACAGAGGTATACACCTTTGGAAAGTTAAACTAAATGAAAAAGCATTAGTTGCTGGAACTGCTACATACACTGTAGATACAGATGTCAACGATGTACTTGAAGCATATATCTCAACAACAAATGCAGCAGGAAATACATCATCAACAAATGATATTGCATTAACAAAAATTGATAGATCTGCTTATGCTGCACTTCCAAATAAACTTGCAACAGGTCAACCTTCACAATATTACGTTGATAGACAAACAACACCAACTATAAGTTTATATGTTGCACCCAATGCAACTACTTACACAACATTAAAATTTTATACAATAAATAGAATTGAAGATGCAGGTGGATTTACAAAAACAGCTGATGTTGCATATAGATTTTTACCTTGTATGTGTTCTGGTCTTGCATATTATTTATCACAAAAAAGAGCACCAGATAGAATACAAGTTTTAAAACAATTATATGAGGACGAATTAATTAGAGCATTAAACGAAGATGGTTCTAGAACTTCAGTTTATATTTCTCCTCAGTCATACTTTCCTGGAGGTTCGTAATGAGTTACGCATCAGGTAGAAGAAGTAAAGCAATATCAGATAGATCTGGCCAAGCGTTTCCTTATAAAGAAATGGTTAAGGAGTGGACAGGTGCATTAGTTCATATAACAGAGTATGAACCAAAACATCCTCAACTAGATCCACCTTATCATAAAGCTGATCCTGTAGCTTTACAAAATACAAGGTCGCAAGATTTTCAACAACCAACTGTAGTCAATGGTGCAATAGCATCAACAGGAGGCCAAGGTATGATGACTGCTAATTTAACTTTACCAGGAGATTTTGCTTTTGGAACACAGTCAACTCAAGTTACATCAAATGGAATTACTACTTCTATATCAAGTATGTTTCCAGAAGATCCATCATTACAAAATAGAAGAAGA